ATTTTGTAATTATTTTGGAGGCAGTTTTGTAATGACTTGAAACAACTGCGCTGGCGTAACAAGATAAATGTCTGGCCAGTTGTGTAGCCATCCGCCGGCTCGTAAAGATTCGGCTGCTAACCCGGAACAAATCCAACTATTGGCTCGGCGTAGTGCTGGAAACCAGTTAGGTGTAATTATGTCTATTAAAACGCTAAAAATTGTTACAAAGCCGTATTTGCTGCCAACTTGCATTCGTGCAAACTGAACAAGTTGATCTCGATCTACAACCGGTGGTGGCTCAACAAGAATAAAACGACCAGTAGGACACATTTGTTCTATTGTTTGTTCGTCAGTAACCCCACGCGGCGTTGCCTGTACAACATACACGCCCATTTCATCTATGCGATTAACGATGGCAACATGATTAAAAAGGCTGCCGCCCTTCCAACGCAAAGACTCGGCTATTCGTATGGCTCGACCAACTATTCCGTCAGTATGGGCAAAGACTAAATCGCCAACCTCTGCTTCTGTGGAAGTAACAACGTAGTTCATCCGCCGGCATTTCTAAAAGATACGGCTAGAGTTCTCCACCCATCAAGCCTTGATTGACTAGCGCGTAATGCTTCGCGGCAGGTAGTTAAGAAGTTTGCCGTAATAATAAATTGAGTGTATTCATCGTCAGTTCCGGCGGTGGCTATGTCAGTAGTTTGGTCAACGGTCATTTTTTGATGTCCATAAAGTGCGCGAACATTAAGACGGGCTTCAGAGAAAGCACTTTTGTATCGTGCATCGGCTTTTGCCGCCTCTTGGCCCGCCCTTTGAATGTCCGTAACTAATTCTTCTAGGGTTCTCATTTCTTTTAAGATACCTCGATGAATTTGGTCAAGTGTTAATTCCCCCATTAACAACTACTGCTTTGCTTCTGGCTGTGCCTTAACTGGTAGGCATCCAAGTAGCCATGACAATTTTGGCCACTTTTCTTCTGCCATGCGAACGGCTGTGTAATACGCGGTAGTTGCAACCGGAGTCATTACTGCCAGATCCGCAGCCGGTAAAGTCATCCATTTCATAGTTACCCACGAAACGACCGCACCAACGATTGCCGGTGTCATAGTTCTGCAGATGTTTCTATTCATGTTATTCATGCTGCCTCTTTCTGTTTGCACTTATGGGCCATAGCGGATTCAATCGCTTTTGGCAACTTACCGAATTGTATCCGAGTTGGATCTCCGGTGTAAATCTTAAAAACATCACGACATGTTTCACAATAGTAGATAAGTTGACTTTTCATAGGGAGACAATGCTACACCTCTTAGCGCTTAGGCCGCCACTTAAAAAGGTTGCGTAAATACACAGGTGCGTAAATAAATCCTGCTAGACAAAACCCGTACTGTTTTGTATTAAATCCATAGACAGCCCATAAAGTTGAGTTAATGGCAAGCAAGAACCAAGCCCACCATAGTTTGCGGCCAACTAGCAACGCTCCTATAAGGCCAATACCCTCAAGTATCCATGACCACACTATGAAGCCAAAAGATTCGGGTACTTCTTTGCCATAAACTTTTCTAGCGTCATGCCTTCATAGCGGTTGCAAAGGTAGTTAAGTGACACAAACATAGGGTCATAACTTCCATCTTTTACTTCGTGCTTAACAATTATTCCTCGCCAATGGGCGTTTCCTTGGGGGCCTTTGTAATCTTCGTCGTGTAAATAGCACGAGCCAGCAACAAGTCCATGTTGACTTTTGCCAGCGACAAATCTAAGTCCGTAGGCGAGTGTTTGTTGGTGGCCCATTGTAAACGTGTGACCAATGCTTTTAAGACGCGCTTCAACATTTCCACCTAGCGGCTTTCCTGTCATGGGGTTATAAAAATAATGACTGTACGCCACCCCATCAAGCCAAAGAACATCTAGGAATGGTTTAACTTTCCATCCAGTTGTTGCATAGTTAAGTTGATCTGTTGAGATAACGCCTTCAAGTTGTGCATCCATGTTAACAGCACGATTAATTCTGTCTTCGTGATTACCCAAAAGAATGTGTCGCTCGGGCTGCCATAGAGCATGACGTGTTCGCTTTTGAACTTTGTTGTATTCAACAAACGCAGCATTAAGAACGGCCCACGCATCGTTAGCGGCCTCAATGTCTTGTTGATAACGCCGGCCCTCCATGCGTTTTTTTCCTTTGTCATACATTGATAACGAAGGCATGTCAGCATGGTCGCCTAAATGAATTATCTTTACGGCCTTGCCATGAAACTCGTCAACAATGTATTGACCTATCCAAGCAAGGTGGTCTGTAGGTACGTTAGCCTTTGCTTGCGTGTCTGGAATGATTATGTGTTCGGTTGGTGTATTCAAGGTGTATCTCCCCTGTTAGGCCGCCCGAAAGTAGTCTATTACAGATCCGAGGCTGACACTATAACTGTGCCTTGTGTATAAACCTGTGTATTAGTCACGTCTTGACCTGATGACGGGTAACAACCCCATTGCCAAACCCACGTTCCGGGATTGCCTGAAGTAGGTACATCGCATTGAAAATAGCCTGTGCCGCCAGATCCCTGAACAATGTGGCCTGTGCTGTCACCAGTTGGGTTAATCCATCGGTAAGTAACTTCATTTTGCCCCTGTACGGAGTAATTGAATACCACGTTATCAGGATTTACAACTGTGCCTGAAATGGAAGTAAATGGCATAGAGGTATAGAAGCGTATAGTGCTTCCTTCAATAATTGTGTAGGACATTATGGGCTTTCTACTAGGATTTCTACTTTACCCTGTAAATACGCGGTTATGAAATCACCGTCAACTGAGGCTATCTTCCATTTTCCCACAACCGAGCCGGTAATGAAGTCTCCTGTAACCGTACCCGGTCGGGTTGGTATAATAATTGTTGCATAACCTTCTGCCGCAAAAACGCTTATTACAGCGCCATGTCCTTGATAAACCAGCGTTCCGGCGGCGGATAGGCTCGACGTAGCAGATAGGTTTCCGTGACCCGGAAGGTACGCTGTGGCCGCGCTGGTGGCCGTGTATGAGGCAACTAGCGATGCGTATGAAGGTATGTAAGTTGTGGCTGCTCCGCTAGTGGTAAATGCTCCTCTTACAGATCCGCTTGCCGGTAAGTAAGCCGAACCGGTAGCAGCGGTTGTAAATGAAACGTTTATTGCTCCACTACTAGGTATGTATGTTGTGGCTGCGCCAGAAAGAAAACTGTTTGCAATAAGGTTTGCCGTACCCGGAAGTTTTGCCGAGCCCGTACCGCTTCCAGAGAATGAACCAGTTAGCGTTGCCTTACCTACAAAAATCTTTAAGCCTGTACCGCTTCCCGAGAACGATGCTGTAAGTGACGCTGTGGCTGCGTGAACAACTGTTGCAGTTCCATTTGCTAAGAATGTAGTTGTTAATTGACCGGTTCCGGGTTCGTATGTTGAGCCAACCGCGATAGTTGTAAATGACCCTAAAATTGAACCTGTGCCATACAAAGCACCTGTTCCTGTTCCTGCTCCGGTAAATGAACTAGATACAGCACCCGTTCCGTACAAAGCGGCTGTGGCGGTTGAGGTAGCAGTAAAATCGCCGTTAAGGTTTGCAGATCCGTATAGTGCTGCTGAAGCCGTTGCCGCGCCAGAAAAATTGAATAAGCCCGACCCCGTTGCCGGTAAGAAAGCGTCTGCGGTAGAACTTGATACGTAATCTACTATCAGGCTTGCTGTAGAAGGTAGGTATGTTGTTGCCGCGCTATTTGAATTAAACGAACCATTTATAGAGCCGGTCGCAGGAAGATACGCAGAACCCGTTGCACTAGCCGAGAAACTTGTGCTAACGCTTCCTGTGCCATTTGTTACTGTGCTTCCAGCGTAACCCTGGGCAAGGTAAGCCTGTCCAATGTAGTTTCCACCGAGCATGGCGTTTTCCTTTAGTTAGGTTCTGCGAAAGTCTGAGGGCAGGTTCGTGTGTAGCCTTCTACGTCGTGGAACCACTCGCCCTGAGATAGTTCTACGATTGGTTGATTACAATTTTTGCACATCATTGTGGAGTTGCAAATG